GGTGGCTACAATAGACAATTCAATGAAGATTTGTATTGGCAAATATATGCTGATGTTGAACAAAAGATTTCAAAGAATAGATCTTTAGCAAAAGTATTTTATTTCAAGATTGCTTTCCCTAATGCAACACGAGAAACAATTAGTAAAGCATTTGGTTTAAGTAAACCTTGTATCAGTACTTACTTTACAACTATTAAAACTTGTATTGATTTAGCTCAAAAGAAATATGCAATTTAATTTAGGAAATAGTTATACTATAGTTACTAATGCTACACCTGAAGAAGAAGCATTGCTTCATCAATGGTGTAATAAAGAGTATGAATATTACGGGCTGGACTTTAGTCAAAAGCCCCCCCGTCGTATGAAGATGGTTAGTAAACTACCCTACTTTAAATACAATAAGTTTCCATCTGGCTGGACAGGTAAGTTTCTTCAAAGGTTACGGAAAGATCCGGCCAAAGCGGCTAATTCCGAGTACGTAACCTTTAAAGATGTTAGACATAAAGCTAATGGTAGTCCAATACCAATGACATTAACGCCAGGCTATAATGTTCCTGAACTAAGAGACTATCAAGATAGAGCATTGAAAGCAGCTATCAAATCAAGCAGAGGAATTATTCACCATGCAACAGGTGCTGGTAAAACAGTTGTGACTGCTGCAATATTGGCTGAATTGGGATTACCTTCCTTAATTGTTGTGCCGACTCTTAATTTACTTATACAAACTGCTGAAGATTTAAAAGGCTTTTTAGGTGAAGACTTTGTTGGTGAAATTGGTGAGGGTGTTTTCAATCCCAAACTATTTACTGTTGCTACAGTTCAATCATTATGGTCAAAGATTAAACGCAATGATGAAGATTTAAGTAATCTATTCAAAGCGATTGATGTACTATGTATTGACGAAGCACACCATATTAATGTTGCGGGCAAGAACAAAATACAAAATACTTACTTTCAAATTGCTATGATGCTTGATTGTTATTATAAGTTTGGATTAACAGCTACACCCGGTGATCCAGAATCTTTAGAAAGAGAATTACTTGAAGGGGCAACAGGTAGAGTTATCGACCATGTTAGTAGTAGTGAACTAATCAAAAGAGGTTTATTAACAAGACCTGAAATACAAATGTATAAGATTCACCCTCCTCAAAGGTACTCAGATTGGCAAGCTGCTTATAAACAAAATATTTTAAGAAATGGAAAAAGGAATGCTCAAATTGTTCGCTTAGCTGAACAATATTCAGCACAGGATAAATCAGTATTGATTACTGTAACCCGAGTTGAAGAACACGGGGGATTATTAAATGATATGATACCGGAAGCAGTATTCATGTCTGGTAAAACACCCGCTGATGAACGTAAACAAATACTTGAAGATTTTGGTAATAAAAAGATAAAAGTTTTAATTAGTACAGTTGTTAATGAGGGAGTTAACATTCCATCAATGGATGTTATCATCATGGCCGGCGGGGGCAAGTCTAATAAGCAAACAGTTCAAAGGGTGGGTAGAGCACTACGTAAATCAGAAGGTAAAAGCAAAGCAATGATTATAGATTTTTATGATGCTGACAATGGAATGCTTGAACGCCACTCAAAGGCAAGATTAAAGACTTATAAGAAAGAAAGTGAATTTGAAATCAATCCAATAATTGAGATAGACTAATGGGATTAAGTAGAGACAAGATAACAGGTGCTTATACAATGGATATAAATTATAAGAAACGTGACTGGGGTGCTGACTTTTATATTCCCGATCCACAAACTCAAACTTCAAACTTGACTTTTGATAAAGCTCAATCGTTTGGATTTAAAATATGTTCACCGTATAGTTTTATATATAACCCAGATAAACCAAGTGATGTATTCAATGATTCAAGTGCCCCAAGCCCTGAAGAACAAAATGCACAAGAATATGAAAAAGGCTTTAGATTTGATTTGGGCTTAGAAATTGAATTGCCACCAGGTACATGTTTTTTGGTCTTATCATTAGATGAAGAAAATTTTGAAAGTTATGTTATTGATAATGGGGAGCCTAATAAATTCTTTCCAATTACGCTATATTGTAAAAAAGCTAATGGTAAAGTAACTGAATATAAAGAAGGTCAGCCATTACTTTGGATATTACCAATACCAGATATGGCTTATAGTTACCAATATAGAAAACAAGGTGGATTAGTTGGGCAGAAATAGAAGAAAATGGGGCGGACTTAAAGCTAAGTACCGCAGAAGATTTAAATTAGAAAAGAAAAAAAGAGAGGCTATGGAGCAATATGCAAGTAGAAAAAAAACAAGCAAACAAAAAAGAAAATAGTTTATATAAACAATTATCTATTTACGTTCCTAAGCATCAAAGAAATTTTGTTGCTATTTGTGAAGAATTTGTAAAAACTAAATACCCTGGTGAAAGTTTATCAAGCTTTATTCTTGATTGTGTAAGAGATAAAATAAATACTCTATCAAGAGAAGATAAAAAATTATTTGAAGAGCAAGCATATAAACTTGCTAAAAAAGAAAAACCGTCTACAAGCGATTTTGTAGATAAGTTCATTAAAAATATGTAGGAGGTACAGATGGCTATGAGCGTATTAACAAGGGATGATATAAAAAATATTATTGAAATGCCTGATTTATCAGCTGAAGAAATTTGCGAGGTAATCAAGAAAGAACTCAATATTGATATTAAACCGACCCTTGATAAAAGTGAAATGATTGATGAAGTTTATAATGCTTATCAATTGGCTTTACAAGAAATTGAAAATAAAAAGAATGAAGCAAAAGTTGAGAAAACCAAAAGAACATCAACGACAGGCTTTAATATTACAGTAAAAGAATTTATTCTTAATCTGATTAAAGAAAATAAACATACTAAAAAAGATATTATTGATATAACTAATACAGAACGCGGTTATGCTGCAAAAGGTTCTACTTGTAAAACAAGAGTCTCAAGGGTTGTTAGAGAATTGATAAAACAAGGTAAGCTAAAAGTTGCAGCCGATGGCGTTTATAAATATGAGGAGTAAAAGATGATCTTGATTCTAGAAGGTGTAGATTGTGCAGGTAAAACTTGGATGGCTGAACGATTACTTAAAGAAACACCAAATGCTTATTTAATTAAGCACGGGAATAGGCCTACAGAAGATTCAGCAGCAGCATCACATACACTATATAAAAATTATAAAGCAATGCTTGATAGTTATGAGCTTGCAATTAAGCCAACAGGTGGTACCCTTATCTTTGATAGGTTTTACATGTCTGAATTGATTTATGGACCTATTACCAGAGGATACAATTTACTTACACCTGAATATCAAGAAGAATTGACTAAACGATTAAAAGCAAATAATCACTTATATGTTGAGATTACAGCTTCAAGAGAAAATATTATTGAACGCATGAAATCAAGAGGAGAATATTATTTAAAAGTTGAAAAGCTTGATTCGATTATAACAGGATATGAAAACTTTTATGATATAACTAAATTAAACAGGTCAAGAATAAGTTCGGGTGATAACAGTGTTGATTTCTTAATCAACGAAAGGATGAAAAATGGGTAGAAAGAGTAGAGTCTTTTATGACCTTAATGATAGAGCAAATAAAGCTATATATAATAAAGGTTATAGAGCAGGTAAAAAATCTGCACAAAAGCCAATTAAAGGTTTTTGGAATAGGTTAAAATTTGTACTGAGAGGTAAATAATGTTAGAGTTTAAAAAATTACACCCTGATGCTGTTGTGCCTCAAAGAGCACACGGTGATGATGCAGGTATGGATGTATATACTATTGAAGACATACGTATTCCAGCAAGAGGTGATATGATGACAGGTTTAGGGTTAGCTTGTAAGTTTCCGAAAGGGCATGCATTACTTGTTTATAATAAATCAGGTAGAGCAACAAAATTAAAATTAGACAAAGGCGCTGAAGTAATTGACGCTGGCTATAGAGGTGAAATACATGTTCACTTGTTTAATCACTCTGATGTTAATGTTATAATTAGAAAGGGTGAAAAAATTGCACAATTAATTTTAGTACCAATTTGGGCAGGTCAGCCTATTGAAGTTGATGAGCTTGATGATACTGAAAGAGGTGATGGAGGCTTTGGAAGCTCAGGTGTTAAATAAATGTTTGTTCAAGTTACAGGCAAAAACATGTCTGAACTATGGTTCAATCTTTTAGTACATACAGCTACAGGTAATCAACACTCTTATTACTATCCAACAATGTTTTCTAGAAGAGTCTACGGCTATACTGAGGGTATACATTTTGATGATAGTATTATAGAAAAAGACTTTTATAAATACTCGGGTTATAATAAGAATATGAAACTTGATACTCTTAGGAACAGTTATTTTGGACCCAAGGTTGAAAAACAATATGATTTATTAGTTTCTCAAATTCGTCAATTACAGCCAAGACAAGCTAGAGGTTTAATTAGTTTTTCTGAACCAGCTTTTAATAGAACGGATAGACTTAAATGTTTGGATAGTTTATATATACAAAAATCAACTATGACTGAATATGAAGCTTTAATTGTATTTAGAAATACAGAAATATGGCCAAAGACTTATATGGATTTTGAATTTTTAAACGAAATGCTGGAGGGGTTTGTGGAGCAACGTGTTAGATGTACTTTATTCTCCTGCTTTATGACATCGTCATTTATCAACATGCACCAGGCCCCCACAGCAGCAATGATGATGAGGAAATATGGAATTACAAGTTGGAATCCATCTTTTAAAGAAATGCTTTTAAGATTTAAAGATAAGTTTGGTGACCCTGCAGTTTTAGAAACAGTTAAAATGCAGTGGATTAAAAGAGTATTAACACGTACTTATAGATTGTTTGAAGAAGATGGTGTTGATATTGATATGTTAATTGGAGATTAAATGAAAGAATATAAAAAAATTGCTACAGAAATTGGTAAACTAGTTACTGAAAAAAACAAAGCCTATGGTGATTCATTCGGTAATGGCCATAAGATTTTAAAAGTGTTATACCCTGATGGAGTAAAGCCTGAACAATTTATGGATATGCTAACGACTATCCGTGTTATTGATAAGTTGTTTAGATTAGCTAATGAAAAGGATGCATTTGATGAAAGCCCCTGGCGTGATATTGCAGGTTATGCTATTTTAGGGGCTGCAAATGATGAAGCAATCCTAACCGAAGAAGATGAATCAGCTGCAAGTTACGACATTAAAGGAAAAGAGGAATAACATGACTAGATATTTTTATCAAGCAAAATTATTAAGAGTTGTAGATGGTGACACTATTGATGCTCTTATTGATGTAGGATTTGATATATGGGTAAAGAAAAGAATCAGATATATGGGTTTAGATACTTGGGAAAGTAGAACCCGTGACCTTGAAGAAAAGAAAAAAGGTTTAGCAGCTAAGGCTAGAAATAAAGAGCTACTTGAAGGTAATGATAGTAAGTTTTTAGTTCAAAGCCATGGATTAGGTAAATATGGAAGATTATTAGGTGAAGTATTTATTGGTGATGACGATGCTCCAATGAGTGTTAACCAAATCTTAATCCAAGAGGGCCATGCTTACGTTTATGATGGCGGTACCAAGAAAGTTTTTGGTGGCTAAACTTATATTTAATTAATAATTAAATTACGGAGAATAAATGACACAACCTGTACACGAATGTATTGAACAAGCAGTTTTAGATTTATATAAAAATGGTCAAGAAGTAAAGCCACTTAAATGGCAATCAACTGAAGTTGAACATCCAATGATTGAAATAACACAACGTTTCTATCAAATGAAAATGCCAAGTAATATAAGTATACTTCAAAGCCAAACTAAAGCTGACCAGCCTTGGTCTGAAGACCATTTTCAAGAACGTGTATCAGGCCAACCATTGAACCCTGGCAATCAATACTATAACTGGCCTTATTATGATCATGGTAAAGACAATGACCGTTTTCGTGAAGGTGATAAACAGTTTAGCCATTCCTATATGGAACGATATTGGCCACCCCGTGATTTGAAAGGTATACGTTATAACTATGGAGATTTAGATCACCTTGTTGAGCGTATGAAAAAAGATCCATTAACGCGTCAAGCTTACCTTTCTGTGTGGTACCCCGAAGACCAAGTTGATATTGGTGAACGCGTACCTTGCACATTGGGCTATCATTTTATGATACGTGATAATCGGTTGCATTGTACTTATTTAATTAGGAGTTGTGATGTACGTAGGCATTTTAAAAATGATATTTATATGACAATTCGTTTAGCACAATGGGTAAAAGATAAGCTTGAAATGGATCTTCAAATGGGAGATTTAAATATGTGGATTGGTTCTTTACATGCTTGGTCGTTTGAAAGAATAATGCTAAAGAACGGTACAGTATAGTGTTTAACTTTTATAATGTAGGTGGAATCTATGGAGGAATTGGTGGAGCATTGTTGGGAGCCCAATGGGGTGGCTTTAATGTCAAGTTCAATATTGAGCCCCGAGCTTTTTTTAATGCTGATACATTTATGAATAACTTTCCCAAAGCCCGTTGCACAAAAGGCTTTGATAGGTATAAAGATTTGAGAGGCACGCCAAGCCATTTAATTATTGGATCACCAGATTGTAAACAGTTTAGTAATTTAGGTACAAAAAGAAAAGACAAAGGAAAGCTACATGAGCTAGACCCTTTTGATTTTGATTATGTAAAATTTTTAACAGCAGTTAATCATATTCAACCGGATTGTTTTGTATTAGAAAATGTACCCAATGTTTTAAAGACTTTATGGTTTGAGGGCAAAGAATTAAAGTTTAAAGGTAGTGAAGATTCTATCTATGAATTACCTAATTATAATATTCAAACTGTTATTTTAAATGCTTTAGATTTTGGAGTACCCCAAAGCCGCAAAAGAGCTTTTGTAATTGGGGCTAAAAACTTTGTACCCAAATTTAGTTTTGAAGCATTAGAAGAAATGGATTTTGTTGATTTAATTAGAAAATATTATAGAGGTAAAATTTTAAAAGAAGTATTAGATATTCCAGAAGATGTAGCAAACAATAAACCGCCAAGACATTCTGCTAAAAGAATTGAAGGTTTTTCTAAACTAAAAATTGGTGAATCTTATTATGGTACACAGAATAACTTGAGGCTAAATCCGGAAAAACACGCAGGTACTATCGCATCTCATTGTTCTCGTTTTGTACACCCTCATGAATCTAGGGTTCTAACCGTTAGGGAGAATGCTAGAATTATGGGTTTTCCGGATAGCTTCAAATTTTATGGTAATGAATCTGGACAATTAGACCAGGTGGGCAAATCAATAGTCCCGCAAGTATCAATGGCAATTGCTTATTATATTAAACAGATGTTAGATGATTTAAAAATTAAAGAGTTGGTAAATGGGTAAACAACACGATTCAGCCCAATTATTCGCTTTAGTACAAATTGAAGATGTAATAAAAGACTATATGCCAATTCAAAAAATTGGTGAAAACTATAGATGTAAGTGCCCGTTTCATCATGACAGTGACCCCTCATTGGTCATCTCCCCAAAATTAGGCATTTTTAAATGCTTTGGTTCTGGTTGTGGTGAAACGGGTAACGCTGCTAGTTTTATTTCAAAATATGAAGATGTGCCCTATCCACAGGCTTTAACAATGTTAGCTGAAAAAGTGGGAAGACCAGATCTTGCCCCTAAAGCTCAAGGCAAACAATTTAAAGATGTCTTTGAAATCAATCAATTTGCTTTAAATCTATACTCTAATATCTTATTTACAAAAGATGATGCAAGCGCTAATGCTAGAATGGCTTTAAGAGAGCGTAGAATAACGCAGGAGACAGCAAAATTGTTTCAATTAGGTTATTCACCAAATTCATGGACTTGGCTCGTAGACCAGCATTTAGATAATGATTTACTTGAGCAAGCAAACCTTATATTGAAAACTGATGCTGGGCACTATAGAGATTATTTTAAAAATCGTATAATCTTTCCAATTTTTCATCAAAAGAAATTGATTGGATTTACAGGGCGTACATTGGGAGTATCTCAAAAGATACCTAAATACTTAAACTCAAAAGATAGTGACTGGTTTAAAAAATCAAAACTATTATATGGTTGGTCACAAAACGCTCAACAAATTAGAAGACAAAAAGAAATTGTAATTACTGAAGGACAGTTTGATGTTTTACAGTTACATCAACGCGGTATTCAAAATGCCGTTGCAGTATCAGGTAGTTATTTTGGGGCTGATCAGGCTAATCTATTTCAAAGGGCTGTAAAAAAAGCTACTATCATGAGTGATGGTGATAAAGCTGGTGTTGAAGCTGTAATCCGCATTGGTGAATTTTTAATTGAAAGAAATATCGATTCACATATTATTCATGTTGAAGGAAAAGACCCTGATGATTTAGCCCGATATAAACATCGCTTTGATTGGGATAAACTAAATAGTAAATACGGCTACAACTTTGTTGAATTTTGCCATGAACAAAAGGGATTGGAATCTACTTTAAAACGTATATCTGGTCATCGTAATAAATTAAAGTTAAGCCAAGACTTAAAAATATTGAGTGACTTATCAGGTTATGATGAAAAACATTTAGAACATTGGCTAGCCCAATATAAAAAGGCTCCATTAACTGAAATGATGGATTTAAAGAAAGATGAACTAAATTTAGAAGATGAGTTAATGTTATTATATGCTTGTGATGATATAAAAGTTCCAATTAATGGTTTTTTAAAGAATAGATTAGATAAAGATTTAGTAGATATAATTACAAATAAACCGGAAGGATTAACTCAAGATCTGGCAAGAAATAATAAATATGCTTCTAGATTAACTATAATAGATAATATTAAAGATAAAAATAAATACGCAAAAGATTTAATAACTAAACTCAATCTTGATTATATGAAGAAAGAAGTTAGTAAAAACAAAAAATTATATAAAGAAACTAATGATTCTAAATATTTAGAACAAGTAGAATCTATGGTTAAGAATATTAACAAAATGAAATTAAAGGTTAGAAATGGACAAAGTTATAGCTCTTCAATTTGAAAATGTAAAAGAAATTTCAGTAGTAAAAACACTTATTGAAATTGGTTTAGCTGATTTAGAAATAAGCCCAGGTGATGCGGTTATTGGTAGACAAGTTATTGAACAGCTCAACAAATGTGGTGAGATGATGCAAAAGCAAAATGGCAAGACTAAGTAGAAAAGAATATTTTATGTCAATTGCTGAACTTGCTGCTTTAAGGGGTACTTGCCCAAGGGCTCAAGTTGGCTGTGTATTAGTTGATGAAAGAAATCGTATAAAAGCTACAGGTTATAATAGTAGTCATCCGGGTTCTTGTCATTGTGATGAACACGGTTGTTTAATATCAGAAGGCCATTGTATTAGAACAATTCATGCAGAAGCAGCAGCTGTACTAAATCTTGAAAAACAATATTCAAATTTAACAGCTTTTGTAACTCATGAACCTTGTATGCATTGCTATAAAATATTAACAGCGGCAGGAGTAACTTATATTTATTATAAATTTCCTTATGGAGAACATGAAGACGAATATTATGAATTACAAAATGAAATTGGTGTTGAAATGAAAGAGTTTGCAAATGTCCCGTTTTAAAATACAGGAAATGATTGAAGTGATTGATAATTCAATCCAGTCGTTAGAACAACTAAAAGAAGAGCTTCAAAGAAATGAAAAGGATTTGCTTAAATTTTATAAAAGGGGTAGCAAAAGGGCTGGCGTAAGGGTCAGAAGATTATTAAAAAGATTTATAGACAATGCTCAAACAATAAGACTAGATATATACAGACTATACAAAGAAAGAGACATATTTAAAGGAACTGAACTTGACAAAGACTACAAAAGAGATAAACCTTCCACTTGATAATTGTGCTGAATGTTCTTTATATCAAGAAAAGACATATAACCCACACAATTATTGGGGCAATCTAAACCAACCGGATGTACTATTTATTGGTGAAGCACCAGGTGCAACTGAACAACAAACTGGTTTAGCTTTTCAAGGTAGAGCTGGTAAGCTTTTACAAAAAACATTAAAAGAAATTGGTATTGACAATTACGCTATTGCTAATGTGGTTGCTTGTAGACCAGAGGGTTTGAATGCTTATGGTAAAGTAATTGATAGAAAACCAACTTCAACTGAAATTAGACATTGCTTTGATAATCTAGATTCTATTATCAATCATATTAAACCAAAATATATTGCAGCTTTAGGTGCTACAGCTTGTTCAAGAATGAAAGTTAAAGGAGGTATTACATCGGTACGTGGGGTTATGTCTGAAACACCTTACGGCCAGGTATTACCAATCTTTCACCCCGCTTATATATTACGTTCTCCAAATTTTAAAGTTGAGTTTAAACAAGATTTAAACTTGTTAAAGAATTTTATTGATGGTAAAGTTGATATTAAAAAACCACAGGGTGATTATATAATTATTGAAGATCCAACTGAGATGGTTGCACTTGAAGCTGATATGGCTTCAAGAAAAGCTTTTGCTTTTGATATTGAAACTGATGGTTTAAGATTTTATAAAGATACTATTATGGGTATTGGATTCTGTAACAGGGTTGGTCAAGCATATTATGTACCTCTTTATCAATCAGTTAGCAAGGATCCTTATTGGGGAGAGCATCAAGAGATTGTGCTAGATTCCTTGAGAAGGATTATGACTAACCCTGTTAAGAAAATGGCTCACAATGGTAAATTTGATGTCAAGTTTATAGACCATCAATGGGGTATAAAAACTAAAAACTTTGCTGTTGATACAATGCTCTTACATTATATACTTGATGAAAACCGTCCACATGGTTTAAAAACATTGGCAGGTTTTTATTTTCCTGAAATGAAAGATTATGATAAGCATTTACGTGAAGCTTTAACTATTAAAGATTTTGACGAAGAAAGCTTTGGTAATGTACCAGTTGAGGTACTTGGCCCTTATTGTGCTATGGATTGTGAAACAACTTATAGACTTGCTAAAAAACTTGTACCTGAATTAAAAGGTAAACTTAAAAAGCTATTCTATAATTTTTATATGCCACTATCAAAAGTATATCAAGCAAGTGAATTAGTCGGTACTAAAGTTGATGTACCTTATATCAAAAAGATTTATGAAGAAAATGAAATAAAGCTTGTTGATGTTGAAGCTAAGATCTATGAATTAGCAGGCCAGGAATTAAATGTAAATTCACCAAAACAATTAAATGAAGTATTATTTGAAAAGCTAGGCTATCCTATCTTACTAGAAACAGCAACAAAGAAGCCAAGTACTTCTGAGCTTGCTTTAAAATTATTAATTAAAAAACTTGGCAACAAAGCACCGATTGTACCTCTTATACTTGAATTTAGAGGGTTGAAGAAAATGAATACCACTTACCTAAAACCAATGCTTGAGAAGGTTGATGAAAACGATAGAATTCATCCATCCTTTCTCTTGCATGGTACAGTAACAGGTAGAGTTTCTTCAAAGGGTCCAAATATTCAAAACATACCAAGAGACCCAAGAATTAAAGGTATGTTTATACCTGAAAAAGGTTATAAATTTGTTGAAATTGATTATTCTCAAGCTGAATTACGAGTTATGGCTTTTTATTCAAAAGATAAATTAATGACTGAACAATACGTTAAGAAACAAGATATTCATCTTGCTACAGCTTCTTTTATATTTATGAAAAAACCCGAAGATGTAACTAAAGATGAACGTAAAACAGCTAAGCTTGTAAACTTTGGTTACTTATATGGGGCTACACCACAAAAAGCACATTCAAGTATTAATGAAAGGGTAGCTGCTGAAAAAGAAGTAATTACACTTGTTGAAGCTAAAACATTTAGAGAAAAGTTTTTTGCTAATTACTTTGGTATCAATCGCTTTATTGCAAACACCCGTAGGCACATATTAAAAACTGGTGAAATCAAAAGTTGTTTTGGTAGGGTTCGTAGATTACCACAGGTTGAAAGCCCTCTTGATGAAAAGAAAGCTGAAGCACAAAGACAAGGCTTGAATGCTTTGATACAAGGTACAGCATCAGATTTAACTCAATTGGCTCTGATAAGAGTACACAAATTTCTCTTACCTTATAAATCAAGGTTCTTGTTTACAGTACACGATGCTATTGTAATGGAAATACATGAAACTGAAATGCATTTGATTGATGAAATAAAAGAAATAATGGAACAAAATGTTGAAGGCTTTGACTTTCCACTTGAAGCTGATGTTGATATATTTAATAACCGTTGGGGTAATGATTAATGAAAATAGGGCAAAAAGACCAAAAGAAAAAATTAGTACAAGACAAGAATACTTTTATAGATCCAACTTTCTTTCAAATTCAATTTTCTATCAATGGTAAAGTATTTAAACAAGCTGTTGATGGTTTATTATCATTTGAAACTGAAAATCTTGATGATTTAACTGATGAAGATTTAGATAAAGCATTAGACCAATGCTCTTATTATAGATTTACATTTTTAGCGGCAGGAGCTGAATTAGAAACGGCAATTGCTAAAAAGCAAAGAGAGTTTGATACTTGGTATGCTGAAGCAGCAACACAGGCTAGACAAATGTTGATTGATGAAAGACAAATATTAAAAGCTGATAAAAAGATACCAAATAACTGGCTAGGCTCTATGACGAAAGAAGAAATCCGCGGTAAAATTTTAACAAATCCAGTATTCAAAGAAGAATATGAAAGTTATACAAATACACTTGACAATATGACAAAACAAAAAACATTATGCAACGGTTTGAGAGACATACTTAATGAACGAGGTAGACATTTACAATCACTTGGAAAAAGGCGTCTTGAAAATCGAAGAATGAGCTTCGGAGTAAAAGATTATGGGAGCGTCTAATCTTATAAAGTATATGAATCGTAAAGTATTATTGTCAAAAACTATAGGAGGTAAAGTTAGACTTGATTCTCTTGAAAACGGTGAACATTTCTTTTTAGATGTTTATGGTGGAGTAATTGGTAAGATTGTTAGTGTTGGACTCAACACTTCAGTTAAATGGTTAAACCATCCTGAAAAGCCCGTTAGTAGAGTAGAATGGATTGCTTCAGGTACTCAAGTCAAACGTTATAATCATGAGTAAGAAAAGGAAAATAGTAATTACAATTGCTGAAAATATTAGGGGCAAACCCTATGAAATCTTGAAGCCAAATATCTCAATGGAATATGAAGTTCCAGACGGTGCAAATCTTGAAGAATTCTATCAAGAAAAGTATCGCGAGGTTAAAAGAATCTGGAATATGCACCTATATAATATGGTATATAATACAGAAAAGCGTAATGAATTTGGAGATATTAAAGAATACGCAAAAGAAATGGTACTTGGTAAGGAATCTTACCCCGTATTTAAATTAACTAAACGAGGAGATAAATCATGAGTTTTGATGATATACTACTTAACATTAAGCGTCATGTTGAAGCTATTGAGTTAGATCAGGAAAAGCTAAACAAAGGCGTTAAAAGAGCTGGCCGTACTGTTAGAAAACATCTATCAGAAGTGGCTAAGCTTTGCAAGGACGGTAGAAAAGCCGCTCTTGAAATGACAAAGAAAAATGACTAATAATAACCGCGTAACTAATAAAGGAGAAACCGCGATATGGAACTAGGACAACCTAAACACCTAAAACAAACCAAAGATGGTGGTGGATTAATCCGCACCCGTCTTGATGAGGGCGACAATGTACATAGAGTACTATTTGGCCCAGTAAAGATCAGTCTTCAATACTATCCAACACTAGTAGAAGATGAAACAACCGGAGAGATGGTTCAACGAATGAAAGTTATTCGTAGAGGCAGCGCTGGTACCCCGCTTGACACCTTATCCTCTTTAGAAAAGAGAATAAGAACAGGTAGAGGAGAACAAAATGCAAGCTCTTCATTAAATCCATCTAGTAAATGGCTTTATCTTGTAATGGATAAAAATGATGAAGACTATCCATCTGTAAAAATAGCAGAATACCCTTATACTGTTTACAAAAAGCTTATTGAGCTTGAAGCAGCAGTATCCATAAAAGATGGTTCAAAATTAAGAAATGGACTTATCTTTATGTGGGATGCTATTATTACAAAGAGTGTTGATAAATCAAAGGGTATTCGTTTTGGTACAAGTTATGATGTAACAGTAGATCCTGAAAACAGCTTTTCTGGTAAAGTACCAGTAAGTTATTTAGGGGCTTCTACTGCAGAGCTTGGGGAAAAACTTGACTTAGAAAAGTTTTTTACACCAGAGGAATATGCCGTAATTCAAGCAGCTGAATTAGATCTTGAAAAAGAAGGTGCACCACACACCGCTGAAGAAGTTAAACAACTTCTTACTGATTTCCCGATCTACTTAGGTGCTACAAACCCAGATGGATCTTATAGATTTCCATCTATTGAGCAGTTCCAAGAACAGCTTGAAAAAATGGGTATTGACTTTCTATCAGGAGAGCCAACTCAACCACAATTAAGTTCTGGTAAACCAGAGACTGATCCGGTTGAAATTCCAACAACAAAATCTGAAGCAGTTGCTGCAGACGTTGTTGAAGAAGCTCCAGTTGAAGTTGTTGAGGAAACTCCAGCAACTCCAGAACAACCTGAAAAGAAAGCTGATGATGATGAGGATTTTCCTGAATGGTAAAAAAGGCAAAATCATCTGAGCCTATAGATAATATAACTGCTGCCCTTGATGTCTTGGGCGGCAGTGGTATTGTAGCTTCAGAAACAAGAAATCTTGACGTAATTCCAACTGATATTCAAGGATTGAATGATTCTGTATTAGGGTGTGGTGGATTACCAAGAGGTAGAATAATTGAAATGTACGCCAAGCCTTCAGTAGGTAAATCTACTTTGGCTTATTGGTTTGCTGGACAAGTTCAAAAGCAAGGCGGGGTAGCTGCTCTCTTTGATGGAGAGGGTGCTTACTTACCAACTTATGGAGCCGCTTGTGGTATTGATAATGATAAACTTATTTTACCTGAATTTAATTTGGGTGAAGATGCTTTATATAAATTAAAACTATTATTAGCTTCTGATACTTGTGATATTATTATTGTTGACTCTATGCCGGCTTTACAGCCAGGTGGTATGAGTGAACAAACAGATGCTAGCTCATTGAAGATGAACCAAAGACTTGAAAGAGCTAAAATGTTTACTATCTTTTTTAATGATTTAATGGGTGGCTTTAAAGTCAAATCACCAATTAAAGGGAAGGGCTTTGTTAAAGACAAGGACGGAAATGAAGTTCATAAAGTCTATAACAAAAAAGCCACCGTTATTTTCATCAATCATGCTAAAGATAAAATCGGGGTTATGTTTGGTGAAAGAACATATACACCGGGTGGTGATGCAATTAACTTTGCTTCATCAATTAGACTTGGTATGAGTTATATGAAAAAATCAAGACAGAAAGATGAAAATGGACAACCATTATTTAAACAGGTTAGAGTTAAAGCTCCAAAGAATAAGCTTGCTCCCCCTCTTTGTGAATATGATTTAAAATTATGGAGAGATGGTAGAGTTGAACCATTAGAAGAAGAAATGACTTATGGTGAAGAAGCTGATATGTTTGAGGAAATTGATAAAGCTACCGGAGAATAATGGATAGGCAACTAAAAAGAGATATTATTAATTTAATGTTTAATCAATACGGTTTAGATACTTATCAAAAAGATTGTATCGAAAAAGTAATTGATGGTTGCGTTGAACTGGCTTCTTACACAGACCCAGATATTGATGAGGGTGACCTTGACACTATTGCAAGTTTAGTAAGAAGCCACATTCTTAAAATATTAAAGATATTAGGAATAGAAAGAGATGGCAAAAGAAGAATTGAAGCAGCTGAGAGCTGATAAACCCGTAGGGGATTACCCTTGGTGGGATGGTAATGTAAAAGATGAAGTAAAGCTTCATATTTCTTTACCTAGTTATGATGGAAAGTTAAATTTAAATCAAGATAGTGCTTTAAAATATGCTTTACAAAATTCAATATTAAAAGATAAACTTAAAGTTGAATTTAATTTCTTATCAAACGATAGCTTAGTTTGTAGAGCTAGAGATAAATTAGCTTCATCATTTTTAGCTAGTGATTGTGAATGGCAATTACAAATTGATAGTGATATTCTTTTTCCTTACGGTATAGGCCAAGATTTAGCTAACTATTATGCAAACTGGATGGACACTGATACTTTTAATCTATTTTTAAATGAAGGTGTATTTAGACTTGCTTTAAATATGAATGCTGTTGATGAAATACTTAGAAGTGGTATTGAAGATGGTAAAAAAGTTGTGGGCGGTTATTACTTCTGGCGAGGTGGTAATAAAAACTTTAATGAAGCCGGTTCATTATTCGACCCACTCAATGAAGAAAAATGGGAAATAGAATATAAACTACGCCCGGACAATTATATTGAAACTGATAGGCTTGCTACAGGGTTCTTATTAGTACACCGTTCTGTTTATGAAGCTATGGATAAAAAATTTCCAGAGCTAGCATATACATTACCCGCGGTGGTACCTGGTAAAGAAACTATGGCTTATTATACGCCATTGGTTACTAAAGAAACTTATCAAGATAAAGAAGTTAAATTTTATCGTTCTGAAGATTATGCCTTTGGTTGGAGAGCTAAACAATGTGGATTTAATCCTTGTTTAAATATGAATTTGATTTTGGGCCACGAAGGCAGTACTATATATTCTTGGTTTGATAGACCAGTTTTACAAAAGCTACTCTTATCAAATTTTGATAGCCCAAGACATTTTATTGAAAAGAGAGACAATGAATAAGATATTTATAGAAATCGGGGCTTGTGATTTTAATACTAACTTACCTCTTATAATTAAAGGAGGTTGGGAAGGCATTATGGTTGAGCCTTCACCTCAATATTTTAATAATCTAAGCAATCAGGTTAAAGATATAAAAAATAGAGAAAATTTATTTTTAGAAAACATTGCTATAAGTGATTATGATGGAAAGATAAGTTTTGGATGTGTTAAAGATATGGGTGAGCCTGGAACCAAAAATGGTTGGATTCGAGGTATATCATCAGTACTTGCTGATAACCACAAAGGTGAGAGAATGTTTGATTTAGAAAAAAATAAACCACTTCTTGAAAAAGTTATAGATGTAGAATGCATGACCCTTGACAGTCTTATTGCTAAGTACGAATATAAATATATTACTTATTTAAAAATTGATACAGAAGGCCATGAGTTAAATATACTTGAAAGTTACTCATGGAATATTAAACCCCTTATGGTAAAAGTAGAGCACTCACATATAAGTGATGAATATGCTAAAGAGCTTTTAGAAAACCAGGGATACCTTGTTTATACTGAAGGTAGAAATCTATATGGGGTCTTATGATTAAAGCACTAATCATATTTGGTATAGCAACTATTATTATATTAATGTTTAAGTGGGAAGACCATAATGAATAGAATTGTGAGCATAGCGGGGATGATGCTAAGTATACTAACCGCTCAAAGTAACATTGCTACCAGTACTGATGGTGATGTTTATTTAATATGGGATACAGGCCAAACAATAATGTTTGAGTCAGTAACCGACGGCAATACAATAGAAATACAAACAGAGGAAATAGATGAGCTTACGAGCAGTAATAACTACGGATATACATTTGAGAACAACGGACAAGTATGGGAAGATCCTACCGAACGGGAGGAGCTCAAGACTACAGGATTGTCTGGATCACTTGACCAAGAGTGTCAACTATGCTATAGAACACAAAGCGACTCATTGGATATGTCTGGGCGACGTATTCGACAAGATTAATCCGGCAGAAAGCTTAAGAAATGCTTTTGTTGAAGTATTAGCACCCCTTGTCCAACACAAGATCCCAATAATTGTATTAATAGGTAATCACGATACTGATGCCAAAGTATATAGTTTGATGACTGAGTCTTCAATCTTTAATATGTTGGACAGCAACGCCATCACTGTCTTGAGTGAACCTTGTGAAATGCAATTAGAAGGTGTTGACACGGTTATGATCCCTTGGACAACTGACGAGGTTGTTGCAGAATGGTTGACTAAAACTAAAAACAAAATTGTTTTTGGACATTGGGGTGTTGATGGAGCTCTTGTATCAGGTACTGAGTTTGTATTAAGCTTGGGTGTAAATCCAAAATTATTCGACCATCACCGTTATACTTACCTGGGGCATTATCATAAACCACAATCAACAAAGAAATGGATGTATATCGGTAGTTTACACAAAGTTGATTTTGGTGAACGTAATGATAAAAAAGGTTTTTTATGGTTAGAAGCCACTAACGAAAAGATTGAACATAAATTTATTGATGTGAATGATAGGCCATTCTTTCAACATACGATTAATGAAACTGAAGACCCTGATTTTGCTCAATTATATAAATGGGAATCGTTAAAAGATTATGTAGTTAAACTAATATTTGTAGGTGAAGAAGATTGGTATCTACGATTTAATATGGGTGAAGTTAGGAGCAGAATACTAAAGTCTCTTGAAGCTCATAAGTTATTCTTTGAACATAAAGGTTTACATGAGTCACGTATTAGGGTACCAGAAATAGACTCATCAACTTCATGGCAAGAAGGTGTTGAGGTTTACTGCAAAAAACAAAAGAGACCTGATATGGTTGATTTAGGAATGGATATTTTAAAAGAAGTATTATGAGAATTAAAAATATAAATATAACTAACTTTGGCGCATTTGGTGAAGATGTTACTATTGATTTTGACCGTTATGATCCAAATGATAAAATACTAATCATAGGAGAAAACAATGATGCAGCAGGTGCAGACAGTAATGGAGCAGGTAAAAGTACTTTTCTTAACGCTATTAGTTGGGCTATTTTCGGTAGGACTCCTAATAGTATTGATTCTGACGACGTTATCCGTCGCGGTACTAATGTCGTTCGTGTTCGCTTGGGAATGGTTGATAGCGAAGAAAGAGAAATACAAATTGTTAGAGAAAGACAATTAAAAGGTAAACACGAATTACAATGGTTTATTGATGGTGAAAGCCAAACACAACGAACTATGAAACAAACTCAATTAAGTATTTTAAATTATTTCGGTATACTGGAAAACAACACCGAATATTTTTCAGACTTTTTAAATACCACTTACTTTAGTGTTGATGCTGTAAAAGCTTTTGCAGGTAAGAAATCAACTTCAAAAGATAGAATGGATTTAATATCTAGGTTCTTGAATTTAGAAGTATTAGAAAAGTCTACCTCTAAATCAAAAATATATGCCAATCGCTTAAAGAGTGATTTAAAAGTAATACAAGGTAAAATTGAATTTTTAAGGAATAAATTAGATGAAGGCTTTAATAAAGAACAAATAGAATCTGATATTCAAGAATATGAAGCAAGCAAAAAACAATTGCGAGCGGACCTTAAAAAATTACAAAAACAACATGAAGCTGTTTCTAATTATGAAGAAGTAAAAGGGCAAATAGTTGATGTTGATGGCCATATTCAGCATTATAACAATGAATTAGATACTATTGTAAAAATATACAATGAACAAATACAGGATTTGCAAAATACGCTGTCTAATTCAAGCACTATCAAAGAAAAGATAGAAAAGCTACAAGAACAATCAATGGCAAAAGCTGACGCTCTTAAAGACAAAGATTTAACTAAATTTACGGATTGGCTTGAAAAAGGTAAAATCAAACAAAATAATTTAACTATTGAGCTTGAGCAGTTACGTTCTCAATTACAAGAGCCCCAATATTGTCCTGATTGTAATACTGAGCTTATGGTACAAAATGGTATAATAAAAGCTTATGATAGTAAAGGTATTGAAACTAAACAAGCTACTATTACTACAGAACTAGATGATATTAGTAGACTACTAGAGCATAAACAAAAAGATTATAATAAGTTAAAACAACAACAAGATGAATTATTAGCTATTCAAAATGATATAAAAGTTAACTACCAATTATTAGAAGGTGTACAAGACATACCTAATAAAATCAAAGAATTAAACGCCAAGATAAAAGCTAAAGAGGCTGATAATAAAGTTCAAATAAAAGAATTATCTAAAAAGAAGCTGGGTTTAGAATTAAAAATTCGTACCTTTAATATTGAAGCAGACTTAAGTACATACGATATTGAAAGAGGTATAGAGGTTGCTAATAAAAAGATATCTGATACTACCGATGAAGTTGCCCGATTAAAAGCTCAACTTGATAGTAGAGCTCAAGACCAGGAAGCATTAGATAAAATGATTGAAGAAGAAACAGGCTTCTTGGATAATATTGCTAATTATACTTATTGGGTTGATGGCTTTCCTGCTATACGCCGTTGGATGATTGAAGCTTTCTTGCCTACCTTTGAACAACAGACTAACGGGTATTTAAATAAAATGGAAGTTGGTATGAGATGCCGCTTTGATACCTTAACTGAAAAGAAGTCCGGTAAAGGACAATTTAAAGAAGCTTTTGATTTATCGATTATTGATGAGAACAATGAAAAACGTGATCTTGAAACTTATTCATCGGGTGAAACTAAAAGAATTGGAGTCTGTGTAGGCTTCGCATTAAGAGAATTGACTTTAAGTAAAGGATATTCTAATTTCAATTTTCTAATGATGGACGAAGTTATCGACTCATTAGACGAAACAGGTATTGGAGAATTTTTCAATTTATTACAAAGTATTACAGGTATGAAATTATTGATTACTCATAATACTGATTTAAAAACCCGTTTCGCAAATACAATAACAATTAGAAAACAAGACGGTGTATCAACCGTCATACAATAAGGAGCTGACATGGCGACAAAAAAGAAAAAGAACGTAACAGCTACTAAAATTACACCGGTCCAAATGGATGGAAGTTTAGACAAAGCTGATGAGCAAATAGATGTAAAAAAAGAAACAAAAACTCAGCAGGACTTTAACAAGCTTTGTTTAGATGTTGCAGAAGTATTAAGATCAGAGTCTGGAACTAAACTAAGTTGTAGAGTTAAAGTATTAGTTGAAGATTCATCAGCTGTAATATATCAAGGGATGATGAGTAATGTTTGGGGCAGATTGCGAGCAGACGGGAGACATGCAATTTATAGACATGCTTTAAAACAAGTTTTATTAGAAGATCCTCGAACTAAACATCTTTGTGATTAAATTAGGGTGTCACTTTAACCTAACATAAAACCAGGAGATACCCATGAACAAAGTACTATTAAAAATGATTGCAGATCACATGTTTAACGAAGAAACAAAAGATAAGATTATTACTAAACTTAATGAAAACGTTGACATTCCAATCATTGGCGAAGGAACTGAAGAAAAGATCTTAGAAGCTTTATATGAAACTATCGAAGCTGCTATGAAAGAAGTACTTTTCAAAGACGAAGAAGCCGCAGAATAATTCAAACATACCTCCTATTTGTTTGTTAAAAAGAGAAACCCCAGCCTTTCGGTTGGGGTTTCTTGGTGATACACGGTTAGGGAAGGGAGGTCGTGTATAAATCTATTGTGTTTCTACAGTCATCGTATCAGATTTAGATTGTGAATTATTTGTAAACTGGATAGTAATGGTTTCTTGACCTGGAGTTGAAAAATTTGCAGGTTCATATCTAGCCTTAACATAATAAGTACCTGTAAATGATGATGAGTGAGTAATTGTTTGAGTTGTACCTGATGAAGCTTGTACATCAGTAGTACTTGGATAACCTGTTGTGCTGGCTAATAATTTAAATGTCCCTGTTAAAGTTCCACCAATACCGCCCGGCTGGTTCCAGGTAATAACAGTATTACCACTACCAGCAGTTAACGAAATAGTAAAATTCCTTTCTTCAGCTGGGTAGCTAGCACGGGGATTTAGTAATGGTGTAGTTGGGTGATAACTAGTTTCACTCCAAGTTGTAGAAGGACTTGGTGCTGGACCACTGCCTCCTGTTGCTGCCCCGCTAGGGCTTGTAGTAAAAGCATTTGTAGCAAATCTTGGGTGTGCCATTGGGATACCTGTAAAAAACATTTGTTGTCCACCACTGGTTCCTGCATATTGAGCATGATTCCAAAGATCATACCAAGTATCAGGATCATCCGGTTTAACAAGAGTCGGTCTCAATACAAAAAGGTCTTGAATACGTCCTGTATAATTAATACTATCCATACCTATTGTATTTTCAGCCCAGGTCCCATTAGCACCATAACTAACAAATTCACTGGCATTAGAAGTATTACTATCAGCTGAAGCAACATAACTATACATTCCAACCTCACCTGCATACATAAACGAACTTCTATAGCTTTGTTCATTCCACTCTTCTAAAGTTGCACCTGATAACCCATTATCAAAATCCGGTGAAGGCATTGAAAAATTTATATTGATATGGTGATATCCTGTACGACAATCTTTTTTAACACAAGCATTTTCAAAAGCTACACCTTGTAATGATGTGTACATTCCTACAAAATGGTGATAACCATTATGAGCTGCAGATACATGTAATCTATATGCAATTGAAGCAAAAGCTCTTCTGTCATCAAAAGCATTATAGCCTACTTCAGGTCCTGCTACAACTCCACCATAGAAATTATCAATCTGTGAAGTACTAGGTGTAAAGTCTGTCCAATGGGATACTCTCATCTAATCCTCAAAATATTTGTTTAGCATTTCTAATAAATCATCATACTTTGCCATCTCTTCTAATTCCTTTTCAATTGCATCCATAATATCAGGGTGCCCAGGAATAGCAGTAGGATTTTCAAGCATGGTTTCAACATTGATTCTATGTTTTTCAACATGTGCTTCAAAGTGAAGTTTACTAGCTTGTAATAATTTACTTCTCATTATTTCTCCTCTTTCTTTTTATTTCCCTGTTTAAACCAGAAGTCAATTACTTTACCAAACATGGCAATAAATCCTCCTAGTAATATATTTAATAAATCTCTATGCTTCTCATCTAATTCTAATGTAGGATGAAATAAAAGATACAACACCCAAGTGAATAAAGCAAACATTAGTAAGCTAATGGTAAACTGCATCCAATCTGGTAATCCATCACCTTGGTTTACTGTATCTATGTGTTTAATATTTTTCATCTGTTCTAAATTTAACTGAAGTGGTTAATGATTTTACATTATTTGTTAATTCTCTTATGTAACCTGTTACTGAAAATTCAGATATTCCAGGGAACATAACGTCATCAATAATTTTAATTTTCCTCAATGCATTACCTGCAGGAGTTGTAAAAGTTAATGTAGGGTCAAATGCTATAGTTAAGTCTATTGCATATTTAGGATCACCATATTCTTTTAAATATTTTGAACCCCAGTACTCTGATTTATCATGTCTAATAAACCTATTATCTGGGAAGTTCCAAGGGCGTTGTCCGTATT